GAGCTAATGGTTCCTACCAGCGTTTTAATTGATGCTTTAAATGAAGACAAAGAACTACAGGTTGATTATGATGCAGATAATCAGACATTTGTATTTAAGTTAAAGGTAAAAGATGACAACGCTGAGCACTGATTATGGGCTAGATGTATTTGCAGCGCTATTGCATGAGTTAGCTTTAGAAAAGGGTTTCTGGGATGGAGACATTACATATGACAAGATTGGAAATAAGCTTGCTCTTGTGCATTCAGAAGTAACTGAAGTCCTGGAGGCTATTCGTAAAGATAAAGGCTCTGAAGAAATTGTAGAAGAAATGGCTGATGTAATAATTAGACTGCTTGATCTTTATGCTGCAATGATGAACGAAGGATTTGTTGAACATTCTTTGGATGAAGTAATGGACAATAAGATAAATAAAAATAAAGAGAGACAAAGGCTTCACGGGAATTTGTTTTAATGCTATACTAATACAAAGAAAAGGTTTATATGACTATACAAATAAATGATATATTAGCAAAGTTAGATCCAAAAACTAGAGCAAGAGTTCAGTCTGCACAAGACGTAAAAGTTGAAAAGCAATTGACACCTAGCATTGGTTTAAACATGGCATTAAAGGGCGGGCTTGGATACGGAAGACAGGTATTGGTCTGGGGAAATAAGTCTGCTGGTAAGTCTTCTTTCTGTTTGCAGATGATTGGTATGGCACAAAAAGAAGGAAAGACTTGTGCTTGGATTGATGCTGAGGCCTCATATGATCAGTCGTGGGCAGAGATGCTTGGAGTAGATTCGGCTTCCCTTATCTATTCCCCAGCAAAAACTGTAAACGATATGGTAGATGTTGCTACAAAGCTAATGGATGCTGGTGTTGATATCATTGTTGTAGACTCAATCTCAGCATTATTGCCAGCAATTTATTTTGAAAAAGATGGAAATGAAATGAAAGATTTGCAAGACACTAAGCAAATCGGAGCAGAAGCAAAGGATATGACTCATGCAGTCAAGATGTTAAATTATGCAAACAAAAATACACTATTGGTACTCATCTCACAGCAAAGAAATCAATTTGGATCTATGCATGCCTCCCATATTCCGACAGGAGGAATGGCAGTTAAGTTCTTCTCTTCCACGGTCATTAAGTTATGGTCTTCGGAGGCTGAGGCTAATGCGATTAAAGCGGGCATTAAAGTTGGTGACAAAATCATTGAGCAAAGAGTTGGCAGACCAGTCAATTGGATTATTGATTACAACAAACTCGGCCCCCCTAATCTTTCAGGACAATACGACTTCTACTATCAAGGAGAAATCTTAGGAGTAGATGCAGTCGGAGAAACACTAGATGTTGCAGAGATGGTTGGTGCAGTAGAAAAGGGTGGCGCTTGGTATACAGTAAATGGAGAGAGACTTCAGGGACGTGCAAAAGCAGTTGCTTATTTAAAAGAAAATCCAGAAGTAGTTATAGAATTGGCTGATGAAATAAATGCCAGATCTTAATGAATTTTTAAATAACAAAGAACAAAAAGAGGCTCTTCGTTCCACATTGGAAAGCCTTGAAGGTATAAGACCTTGTTCTAAATGTGAGCTTGATGTGGATGGTGGGTTGTGGGATCCAGAAAGTTTAACTATGCAATGGACATGCTCTAATGGACATGAAACAAAGCATCAGGTGGGCTAATGTCAGAAAGATCAGAAGTTAAAAGAGATGGCGCAAAAGCACAAAAGAATAGTGGGCGTGGAGATTATCAAAAGGGTGATGCAAAATGGAATCAATTCCTTGTTGATTACAAAGAGGCATCTTCTTCATTTACTTTAAATAAACCAGTGTGGTCTAAAATATGCACAGATACATTTAAAGTAAGTAGAGATATGCATCCAGCATTAAAAATAATTATAGGAACTGATTCTAAGGTTCGTCTTGGAATCATTGAATGGACGGTATTAGAAGAACTAATATCATTTTGGGAGGAAAATCATGAGTAATCCAGATGTTAATTTGGTAGGTAAGATTGGACAAGATCCAGTTGTTTTAGGAAATGGCGGACTAAGGCTAAGAGTTGCAACAAATGACCGTATTAGAGATGACTCTACAGGAGAATGGAAAGACGGACCAACTTCTTGGTGGACGGTTAAGGTATGGAATAGACTTGCAGAGCAAGCCAAGGATGTCCTGAAGAAGGGACAAGAAGTTACTATCTCTGGAACCATCTACGAAGAGACATGGAAAGACAAAGAGACAGGGCAAACTAAAAATAGCTATGAGATTAAAGCCACTAGTATTGGATTAACGCCATGGTCTGTTTCACGTGAAAAGGTATCATCTGGCGCAAGCTGGGATATGAACGTAGAGGTTCCGTTCTAGTGATTTCTTTTATTTGTGGGGCGGCAATTGGATTTATTATTGGTTACGGCCTTGGTTTATTTATTGACAAATTAGATAAGAGGGAAAAAGATGGCAGAGGATAAGAACACACTAGAACTTATAAGCGACATTACAGAGTTTAATGATCTACATGAGTTCATGCAGGACGAACACTTAGATAAAGCTCTTGCAATTGTGGTAAAATTGTTAATGAACCCAGATGTTCCTTCAGCAAAGGCGCCACATTTAATTATGGAACTGCAGGCAATGTCAACTAAGTTTGCTGTGCTTGCGTCTGTATATTCAACAATTGCAAAAGACAAGGCTGGAACAGCCAACAACAATAAAAAGAATATTTATTATTCAGTAAAGGAGTCCATAGACAAACTTGTAGATGCACTTAAGTATGTCGTTAGGTACAATTCATAAATGGCAAGAGACATTGTAAAAAATTTAAAGTTTAAAAAGCATACGGGCAAACATTTCGATCCAGAATTATTTGCACAGCTGCTTGATGAGTCATACCGTAATACTAAACGTGCTGATGGAGAGATGACAAAGAAATCATTTAGCCCAAGCTCTTTAGGATACGGCCATGGAACATGCCCAAGATATTGGTACATGGCATTTAGTGGAGCAATGTTCATTGATGACAATGATGCTGTTGCTGTTGCTAACATGGCACAGGGCACACAGGCTCATGAAAGACTTCAAAAACTTATTTCTACAATGCCTCAATTTGTAGCAGAAGAAGAAGAGATCATAAACGAATATCCACCAATTCGTGGATTCATTGACTTAATCATGGAGTATGATGGAGAAACCGTAATTGGTGAAATTAAGACGGCAAAGCAAGAAGTGTGGGATACAAGACAGTCAGAGATGAAGTCCTCAGCAAACCACATGCTACAGCTACTTACATATATGAAATTAAAGAATGCCAAAGAAGGATTCTTTCTTTATGAAAATAAAAACACACAAGAAGTTCTTATCATACCAGTCTCAATGAATGACAAAAATAAGAAGATAATTGAAGATACATTCTTATGGATGCAAGAGGTATGGGACAATTTTCAAAATGGAGACCTACCCATGAGGCCTTCTGGTGCAACTAAGTCTAAGATGCCTTGCACTTATTGTCCAGTTAAAAAGGAATGCTACGACAAATCTGGTCCAGTTGGCACTGTACAGATAGAGATGTATAGTGTGCCAAAATTATGATATGTTCAAATAAAGAGTGTGCAAAAGATTTTGAGCCTAAGACCCATAATCAAAAATATTGTACAGATGAGTGTTGCAGAATTGCAACAAACAGAAGGATAATGGAAAAATATTATGAGAAAAAGGCAATTAAAAATGGATCAATAAGGCTGTGCTCTAAGTGCAAAGCTCAGTTAAGTAGATACAATACAGAATCAATTTGTGCTGCATGTGATAAAAAAAGAAATAAAACAAAAAATCTTTTAGAGGAAATCATAAATGAAATTAGGTAGCCTTGTAAAAACAAAAGCACATCGTGTACTTGGTATAGACGCATCAACCAATTCAATTGCTTTTTGTTTAATGGAGGGTAACAAGCCCTTAAAGTGGGGTAAGATTGAGCTATCTGGTATGGATATATATGAAAAGATATACGATGCAAAAGTAAAAATGCATGCAATGCTAGATGAAGTAAGGTCAGACTATATAGTTGTAGAGGGTGCGATACTTGTCAGATCACCTGATGCTGTGATAAAATTGTCATATGTCTATGGAGTTGTTATTGCAGAGCTTATGGCCAGCGGTGCTAGCGTCATCACTATACCACCTAGCTCATGGCAAGCGTATATCGGAAATAAAAATCCAACTAAATCAGAAAAAGAAGCAATAAGAATTAAAAATCCAGGCTACGCAGATTCTTGGTACAAAAACCAGCTAAGGAATATGCGTAAGCAAAGGACAGTAGATTATTTTAATAAGATGTATGGATTAGACTTAAATGATTTTGATGTGGCAGATGCATTTGGCATTGCACACTACTCTAATGAGGTGCTAACAAAAAGATGAGCCCAGACTACAACGATAAAAGCAACCAAGAAGATTTTGTATTAGATCTGCTTGGCAATAAAAAAAATGGATATTATGTAGAGTTAGGTGCTTTTCATTCTAAAAACGGAAGCAATACTTATAATTTAGAGACACAGTTTGATTGGAAGGGCGTTTCGTTTGAAATCGTACCTGATTTTCATAAAGAGTTTTCTGAAAACAGAAAGAACCCATGTATCCTGGGAGATGCAACACAATTCGATTACATTAAATACTTTGAAGAAAATGATTTTCCAAAACAAATAGATTATTTACAGGTAGATATTGATTCAGGGTACGATATGAAGGGCAGGCCAGTAGGCAACCATTACCTAACATTGCATGGCTTAATAGCTGTACCTTTAAATAAGTATAGGTTCACTGTAATTACATTTGAACATGATGCAAATATGTATTGGAAAAACATTGCAATGAGAGATGCTCAAAGAGAGATACTAGATTCGCTTGGATACTCCCTTGTTGTAAGAACAGAGTCCGAAGACTGGTGGGTAGATCCAAACGAAATAAGTTTGCCAAACTACAGAAAGCATTTCAAATGGGATCATCTGTAAAGCTCTATCAAAGCAAAGACTGGTTGTACAGGAGATACATAGTACAAAGAAAAACAGTACCTGAAATTGCAAAAGAGTGTAACGTCTCTGCTATGACTATACAGAGATACGTTGATCAGTTTGGATTGAGTAAAAAGAAATGAGCATACCAGTAATAATCATACCTACATTAAATAGGTATGATCTCCTAGACAGCATGCTAGATAATATAAACTACCCAGTAGACAATATATTGGTTATAGATAATGGTAACGGATACAAGACAGACAAGAAGGTAACTGTTTTAAATATGCCAGCTAATTTAGGAATGTCTGCATCATGGAATTTAGGTATAAAGCTTTACCCACATTCAAAGTATTGGCTATTTGCGTCAGCCGACACAATTTGGGGAGAGAACTCTTTAAAAGAAATAGATGAAACAAGTGGGCCAGATAAAGTTGTTTTAACAGATGATGCCTATGGGTGTTTTTCTGTTGGTGAAAATGTTATTGAAGAGGTAGGGCTTTTTGATGAATACTTTTATCCAATATATTTTGAGGATAATGATTTTCATGAAAGAGTTTCAAGGTTTTGTCCACAAGGAACTATTGTAACAACATTAATAAAAACAAAGCCATCTTCAGGAAGCCAAACTATCAATAGTGACTCAAGTTTAAGAAACAGAAATGATGAAACATTTTTAAAAAATAAAGAATATTATGACTTTAAATCTGCGAACAATTTCCAGTTAACAAATGATTGGTCACTAAATAGAAGAAGGTCACAGGAATGGCTACGATAGGACTACTACCAGCATCTGGAAAAGCTTCTAGAGTCGGAGGCATACCAAAGTTTTGTCTGCCTATATCAGATGAGAGATCATTAATACAATGGCATGTAGAACAGATGCTTGAGGTTTGTGATGAAGTTAGGATATCTACGAGGGCAGAGTGGGTCCCAATCATTCAGAATATGGATATGAATATTAAACTAATTGTTCGTGAGCCATCCACTATGTCAGATGCAGTTAGATTTATGGTTGGAGAAAATAATGACACAGTTATTATTGGCATGCCAGATACATTTATTCTAGGGTCACAACATAATATATATAAAGAAATGTTTAAAACAAATGGTGATCTTGTGCTTGGAGCATGGGAGTGCACAGAAGATTTAAAGGGTAGAGTGGGGCAGATCCATCTATCTGGGGATAAGGTTGTTTACTCTAAAGATAAAGTAGATGATTGTGATTATTCTCACATGTGGGGCACTATGCTATTTAGAAAAAATTTGATAAGATATGTTGACCCATTACTAGACCACCCAGGAAAACAAATACAGGAGTGGATAGATATGAGTTTAGATGTTCGTGCAGTGCAGCCAGGTGGACAGTATATGGATATTGGAACACTTAAGGGATTAAAAAAACTATACAAGGAGATGGAATAAATGGCGGGATACCCAGAAAGAGAAAAAGGATTTCAAATGTGGGTAACAGACCTACAGCTATTAGCTACAGACGCACCGTCAGGAAACAAGATCATGAGTGAATGTCTTGATATTGCTGAGATGTTAATTAAAAAGAATGTATCATACGGAGACTCTGCTTTAAATCCAATGAGACTATTCGCACAGTCAGACTCAGTAGAGCAGTTAAAGGTTCGTATTGATGACAAACTAAATAGAATTAATAACTCACAAGGGTACGCTGGCGACAACGATATTGATGATCTAATTGGGTATTTAATATTACTACGTATTGCCATGTCCCAGGTTGCTATTTCAGTCGACTAGAAGTATAATTAATCTATGCCTAAAATAGTAGAGTACAGGTCTTATTCTGGTGAAGTACAAGAATTAGACATTATAGATGAGGATGATTTCCCTGGCGGTAGAAACAACCAGTCCTCAAACTTTGCTATTGCAATGCAAAAAATATCTAAAGATAAAAGTAAAACTCCGTTTTACTTAGAGATTGGTTCATCTCATTATAGAGATCAAAACAATACTTATGTGCTTGAAAAAGAACATGGTTGGTCTGGCATATCTATAGATATAGAAAAAAGTTTAGTAAAAGATTTTATTGAAAACAGAAAAAATATTTGTATATGCGAAGATGCATTGTCTATTAATTGGGATAAAGTGCTTGAAGAAAATAATGCTCCAAAAACTATAGATTTTTTACAGATAGATGTAGATATCACACCACTGGATGCTAATTTAATAGCACTATTAAACCTGCCTCTTACAAGATATAGGTTTAACTCTATTGTTATAGAGCACTCAGTAGGTATGGATTATACTTTTGAAAGACTTAGATCAGTACAAAGATACGTACTTAGTTCAATAGGGTATAGGCTTGTCAACTCTGGACATTCAGATGATTGGTGGGTTGATGCAACTGTTTATGAAATGATGCAAACAATTCAAATTACAGATTTAGATTTAGCGTAAAGGATATAATATGAGTAATAATATAGAGCCAGCAGTACATTTTGACCGCATGAATAAAGTCGTTGAGGAGCTTCTCAAAGGCAACTCAGCCACACAGATAGCAACAGCTACAGGCTTCTCAAGAAAAGAAGTTCTAGAGTTTATTGAAGAGTGGAAGTCTGTTGTACATAATGATTCTAACATAAGAGACCGTGCAAGAGAAGCCATCTCTGGCGCTGACCAGCACTACGCAATGCTTATCAAAGAGGCCTGGAAGACTGTAGAAGACGCAGATCAAAGCGGGCAGCTTAGTGTTAAAGCGGGAGCCCTAAAGCTAATTGCAGACATAGAGACAAAAAGAATAGCAATGCTTCAATCTGTTGGAGTTCTAGAGAACACGCAGATAGCTTCACAAATTGCAGAGACAGAACGCAAGCAAGAAATATTGGTTGGTATATTAAAAGAAACAACCGCATCTTGTCCTAAATGTAAAATGGATGTTGCAAAAAGACTATCCCAGATTACTGGTGTAGTGGAGGCAATAGTAATTCAGGACGCAGATGTCATTTGATTTTTCAGATTTAATTGACATACTTGACGGAGAAGAATTTGAAGAGCGTCCAGTAGACCTACAAACATTTGTTACTGACCCAAACTATTTAGCCCTGCCACCACTATCCGAATTACAGTATACTTTAATTGAAAAATCATCTCAAATATACAAAGAGTCTACACTAATAAAACTTTTTGGAGAAGAAGACGGTAAGCTGAGATTTAAGCAGACATGCAATGAAGTAATTGCCCAGCTAGGTAAAGGTTCTGGTAAGGACTATACCGCTACCATATCAGTAGCATATCAAGTGTATTTATTGTTATGTCTAAAAGATCCAGCAACATATTATGGTAAGCCACCAGGAGATACAATTGATATCCTAAATATTGCTATTAACGCACAGCAGGCAAACAATGTTTTCTTTAAAGGATTTAAGACAAGAATTGAATTGTCCCCATGGTTTGCTGGAAAGTATGAGCCCAAGGCCTCAGAGATTAAGTTTGATAAAAATGTAAATGTATACTCAGGCCACTCTCAAAGAGAAGCATGGGAAGGATATAACGTTATAACTGTTATCCTTGATGAGATCTCTGGTTTTGCCATGGAAAATACAACAGGACATGACCAGGCTAAGACAGCTGACGCTATCTATGACATGTACCGTGCATCTGTGATGTCCCGTTTTCCAGACTACGGAAAAGTAATTTTACTTTCATTCCCCCGTTTCAAAAATGATCCAATACAAAAATTCTATGAGTCTGTTATTGGAGAAAAAGAAACTATTATTCGAACAAAGACTCTTAAGATGGACGACGACCTTCCAGACGGAACTGATGGCAATGAGATAACTATCGATTGGGAAGAAGATCATATAATATCTTATCTGTATCCTAAAACATATGCTTTAAAAAGGCCAACATGGGAAGTCAACCCAACTAAAAAGATTGAAGATTTTAAGGTAGACTTCTACAAGAATTCATTAGATGCTCTTGGTAGATTTGCTTGCATGCCACCAGAGATGGTAGATGCTTTCTTTAAGTCACGTGAAAAGGTAGAGAAGGCATTTAATAATACTGCTCTTGCTGTAGATAGCTTTGGTAGATTAGAAGAATGGTTTAAGCCAAAAGAAGATACAAGATATTTTATACACGTTGACCTTGCACAAAAGCACGACCATTGTGCAGTCTCACTAGCACATGTTGAAAGATGGGTTAATGTTAGAGTTACAAACGAGTACTCTCAGCCAGCACCAATTGTTAGTGTAGATGCAGTTAGATACTGGACACCTACACCTGATAAGTCTGTTGATTTTACTGAGGTTAGAGACTATATACTTGCACTTAAAACTCGTGGGTTTAATATAGGAGTGTGTACATTTGACCG